GATGCCTTTGAAAAAAAGACTTGCCTTTGGTTAAAAGGTTTGCCAAAACTGAAACCTACAAACATAGTTGAACCACCTAAAAGAACTGAATTTAAAAGTGGAAAAAGTATGCCAACTTGGTACGCTGATGCTTGGAAACTACCAAAAGACGAAAGAGCAAAATTAAGGTCAAAAACATTTGAAGGAATTGCAAAAGCTATGGCTATGCAGTGGGCTTCTTAGTATTGTGCCTAACTACCGATTAGCGCACCTTTTATACGCTAATGCAACAAATATACTTGCATAATTAGCGCACTTTAGGTATATATAACCAACAATAAAAAAAAATAAACAATTAACTTGCGAAAAAAATAATAAAACATTAAATTTGTGCTATGGAAGCAAAAGAATTAAGAAAGCGAATCCTGTATATTATCGGTGACGTAATGGGATATAAAAATCTGAAAGAATTATACGGTCTTTCGGTAGGGACTTATAACCAAGGCGAATTATGCCTAGCGTTTGAATCCGAGTTTGAGATCGATATATGGGAGTTAGATTGGAATAAGATCAACACGGTCGGAGAACTGGTTAGCGTGGTTGTTGAAAGGATTGAAATATTAAAATAGTACGTTCTTCATTTTCTATTCATAATTTAAGTGTTAATTTGCCCCGCATCGCTGGATAGGGTGCGGGGTTTTAACTAAATTTAGTAATAATCAATCAAAAAAACGAATTATGAAAACAATCCTATTTTTAATGCTGCTAATGGTAGCGAGTTCGTCCTGTAAAAAAGAAATCGAACCGTATGTTTACCCTCATTTCGATAGTCTATATTGCGAAACTAGACAAGTCTTAAAGTATATTAAGACCGACGAGGGCGTGCCTCAGATGTTTCAACCAAGTTGCTATACGACAACAAGTATATGCGGTGACCAACATTTAGAAAGTCTAGGTATGTATATGTATTACTATCAAAAATGTGATTCAACATATACGGATAAGACTTGGGAATATATTTTGAAAACTGAATATTAAAAAAATCTTTGACGGTTTGTTGCAAAAGTAAAAAAGTGTTGTATATTTGCAAAAGAAAATATGATGTGACAGCATCCGAATAAAGACTTTTTTTGTTTTATTTATATTACCAAAGTCCCTTTAATGCTGTCACATTGAGGGGACTTTTTATTTAAAGCCCTTTCTAAACTTCAATAGCGATGTTGTTGGCTCAGGCAAGTGCCTATTTGGCGTGAGATGATTTAATTTATCTTTTTTGGGTACTTTTTTCTCTTTCCTTTTTCTTTTCTTTGTTTTCTTATGGTTGTTTTATTTCTTTTCTTTTTCCTTTCTCTTTTTGGTTGAGGTTGATACAAACACTTACATACTTATTAACTTGCATTTTAGTAAATTTATAACTATCTTTGCTCCACTATAATAGTGAAAAATAGTGAAATGAAATTTACAAGCGGACATAAAAAAAAGGGCGGGAGAAAAAAAGAAGTTCCAAATAAAGTAACGACTGACATTAAGTTAGCGTTTAAAAATCTTGTTGAGAACAATCTCGACAATATGACTGAATGGCTCGAGCGTATTGCATTGGATAACCCAGCTAAAGCAATGGAGTTAATGATTTCAATAAGCGAATATAATATTCCGAAACTTGCCCGAACCGAAATAACTGGCAAGGATGGGGATGAGTTGAAAATAAATATAATTACCGAAGACGAAGCAGCGAACAAAATAATTAACAAAATATAGCCATGAGATACTTATTGCTATTAATCATAATTATATTATTCTATAATTGTAAGAAAGAGAATAATAAAAACTGCAATTTTAATTACTATTATGATACGCTAGTATGTGAAGAAGGTCACTACTATGTAGATTCTCAGGGTAGAAAATTTTCAACACATGTTGCGTATACAAAAATAGTTTACTTTATTAAATGCGATTCTCAGTACACTAAAAAATACCTTGACGATATGTGGATTAAATCTATTCAATGCATGAAAGAGAATGAATAATGATATGTACGCTAGATAAATTTAATGATCCTTTTTATTGGACTGCAAAAGCAATTCAAGAAGGAAAGGATATTGTTATACATCAAGGCGGGACATCTTCATCAAAAACATGGAGCAATCTTCAATATATTATAATAAATTCACTCAAGCATGATAATGAATTAACGTCTATTGTTTCCGAAACAATGCCGCATCTTAAAAGGGGTGCAATGCGTGATTTCTTTACTATTATCAATAATGCGGGAATGTATAAGGCAGAAAATCATAATAAAACTGACAATACCTATAAGGTAGGTAATAGTTTAGTTGAGTTCTTTTCAGCAGATTCGCCGGATAAGGTAAGAGGACCACGCAGAAATAATCTATTCATTAATGAGTGTAATAATATTTCTTACGAAACTTACGACCAATTACACACCCGCACGAAAGGATGGGAAATATTAGACTTTAATCCTGTGTCAGAGTTTTGGGTACACAATGACGTTTTAAACAACGACAAGCTAAACACCGCTTTTTTTAAATCAACATACAAAAACAATAAGTTTTTAGATAAAAAAATCATTGATAGCATTGAGGCTAAAAAAGACAATCCTAAATATTCAAACTGGTGGAGAATATATGGGATGGGTGAAATAGGTATATTTGAAGGTTTAATTTTTCCTATATTTCATCAAATAGAAGAATTGCCTATTTCGGATAGTTATTTCTACGGTTTAGACTTTGGATATAGTGTTGACCCAACTTCACTAATTAAAATGTGTAAAATAGGCAATAAATTGTATTGTGATGAATTAATTTATGAAACTCAGTTACTTAATTCTGATATTATAAAAAGATTTACTAAATTTGCCGTTAATAAAAGTGAATTAATTGTCGCAGATTCAGCAGAGCCAAAAAGTATTGATGAGATTTATAGGGCTGGTTATAATGTGAAGCCCGCAATAAAAGGTGCTGATTCTGTTGTTTATGGTTTAAATCACTTGAATGAGTTAGAGATATATGTAACGAAGCGATCTATAAACCTTATAAAAGAATTAAGAAATTATGCGTGGGATAAAGATAAAACAGGAAAGCAATTGAATAAGCCGATTGATTTATTTAATCATGCTATTGATGCTATTCGCTACGCCGCTAATTTTATGAATAAAAAAAGTGATAAGTTTTATTTTAAATAAAATCAGATATGGGAGTGCTAAAATACATCAATAGAATAATAAGTAAGGCGGTTTCAGAAAGTCTACTATCAAATGAATTAAGAAATACTATTTACGGTTATAACGGCAACGGAGCGCCAATATATCCAAACGACACAATGACTACATATATTGAAAAGGGAATGGCTTATAATGCCGACCTTTTTTCAATTGTAAATTATATTACCACAACCGCAGCGCAATTACCATTTTGCCTATATAACGAGAAAGGTGATAAAGTAGAAGAACATGAATTGTTGGACTTATTAAAAAAACCAAACGAATTTACCGGATCAAAGAATTTTATTGAGGCCGCAATAGGATTTAAACTACTAACAGGCAACTCATATATTTGGGGCAACAAAATATTATCCGGTAAGATCAAAGAATTGTATGTATTACCTTCGCATCAAGTAGAGATAATTTCAGGCGATTCATTAAATCCGGTGCGTAGTTATAAGATAATGGGAACAACATACGAATTTAAAAAAGAAGAAGTTTGCCATATTAAAACATGGAATCCTGACACATTATACTTGACAGGATCAAATCTTTATGGTATGTCACCGCTAAAGGCTGCATTGCGGCTTCTCACAATGTCGAATGATATTTATACAGCTAATAGCCGGGCGCTGCAAAACGGCGGGGCAATAGGCATTGTTTCGAGTAATGAGAATGCAAACGGTTTTGGTATGTCACCCGAGCAAGCAAGTCAAGCGCAAGAATCATTTGAGAAAAAATATGCAGGTTCAGATAAATACGGCAAGGTAGCATTTACTTCGGCAAATATTAAATATGATAAAATTGGATTAAGCCCGCAAGAATTAATGATACTTGAGAGCGCTAATTTCTCATTTAAGGCGATGTGTAATGTTTATAAATTCCCATCTGTATTGCTTAATAACGATTCGCAGTCAACATATAATAATGTGATTGAGGCAAAGAAGCAGTTGTATATTGATGTGTTAATACCTGAATTGCAGTACGTATTAGATTCATTAAATCAATGGCTGGTAAAAGAAAACTACAAAGAGAAATTAACATTTAAGATTGATTACAGTGATATTGATATACTGCAAAAGGATATGCAAACTTTAGCAACATCCTTGAATGCCGCATGGTGGATAAAAGGAACGGATAAACAAAAGGCGATGGGTATTCAAGAAGACCCCGCATTAAATCAATACTTTATCCCTATGGGTTATCAATCGTTATCAGATATGAACGATGGCGATGTTGATGAATTATTAAAGAGATTAAATATAACAGATTATAAATGAGTTTTGCAAACGAATTTGATGCTATAAGAGATAAGTTCGAGCCATACGCCCGAAAAAAAATATTATTTGCATTCAATAAACAATTCGAGAAAATAAATACTATCTTTGCAAAGAATATAACTAACATTGAGTTATTTAACGCAGTTAATACATTGGATGGAAAATATATTCATGATGCGTTCATTGACATTTATAAAACCGTAGGCGGTAAGTTTGCCTTAGCAGCTATTCAGAATAATAGGAAATCGAATGGGGAGAATTTATGGGAGAATTTAATAGCTGAATATATTGAGGCGAACGGAACTGAACGTATTGTTGGAATTAACGAAACGTCAAAGAAATTAATTCAGCGGTCTATTAGGTCTTCATTATTAGATGCACAAGCGCAAGGATTAGGGGCAGATGAAACGGCTAATTTAATTCGCGAGAGCGTTAAAGATACTTGGGGAACAATGGCACAGTATCGTGCGTTAAGAATAGCCCGCACGGAATTATTAACCGCAAGCAATGCTGGTTCGCATTATGCTATGGAATCTTTAGGATATGGAGCGACAAAAGAATGGAGTTCTTTTAAGGATCAAAGAACAAGGGGGATGCATCCGAAAGATAAACATGACCATGTCAATATGAACGGACAGAAGGTAGATTTGAAAGGTTTTTTTATTGAGCCATTAACGGGAGAAAAATTAATGTTTCCAGGTGACACAATAGCCAGTGCGGGAAATGTTGTTAATTGTAGATGTGCTGTAAAATATAAAATATTATGAGATATCAGACAAAAAGTGTAGATGTAAAGCTGAGTGATATAGATGAAAAAAATCATATCATAACTGGATATTTTTCTGTATTTGGTAATATTGACAGCGATGGCGATATGATCGTTCCAGGTGCATTCAAACGATCGATAGATGAAAGCGGTGTTAAAGGTAAAGACCGAATTAAACATTTAAAAAATCATAAGACTGAACAAATCATAGGTAAGTTATTGGAGTTATATGAAGATAATTACGGTCTTAAATTTGTTTCTCAACTGTTACCGACAACAATAGGAAAGGACGCGTTTATTGAATATAAAATGGGCGTTTTAAAAGAACATTCGATAGGTTTTCAAACTATCAATAAAGCGCCTAAACAAAGCTATGTTGAATTAAATGAAATAAAACTTTGGGAAGGTTCGTCTGTAACATGGGGAGCAAATGAAATGGCTCTTACAACAGCAGTTAAGAGTTTGGATAAAGAAACATTAGAACAGGAATTTGAATCGCTTTTAAAGTATGTTAAATCGTCAATTGAATGTGAGGAAAAGAAATGGTTGTTTGAAATTAAATTGAATCAATTATCTAATTTAATATACAAAGAGTTCGCCGCAAAAAGCACGAATGAAAATATTGAAAAGGAAAAGATTATAAACGAAATATTATTAATCTATAAAAAGTAAAAAAGTGGAAGATAAGTTAAAAGAAATACTTTCAATTTCTCAAGAGCAGAAGGCGAAAGTTGAGGCAATTGAAGCCAAGAACAAAGAAATTCAAGGACTGTTGGAAAAATGCCAAACTAAATCAGAGTTTGAAGGCATTAACCAAAAATTTGACGGTGACTTGAAAAAGTTAACTGAAGAATTAAAAGCGTTGAACGAACGTGCCGATAAAGTTGAGTTAAAATTCAACAAACAAGGCGTTGAAGAAAAGAAAAGCCATTTTGAATTTTTGAGGAATTCGTTTACTGAAAAGAAAAACGAAATTGCATCAATGAAGCAAAGTAAATCAGGTTTATCATTCTCCGGTATGAATGATATGTTATATAAGCTTGATGACATGACGGGCGCAAACAGTACGCAGTCAGGTACTATTATCGCACCTCAATTTTTACCCGGAATTAACGCAGACCCATTCCGTAAGCGTAGGGTTAGAGAATTAATTGCTCAAGGTGTTACAACCTCAAACATGATTAATTACGTTCAGGAGTATGCAAAAACTGCTAATACTAACATGACCGCAGAAGGTGCTGAGTGGAAGCAAGAAGATTTCGACTTGATCGGAAAAACTGCCAATGTTGAGATGATTACTAATTACATGGTGTTATCACAAATAATGTTGGATGATATCGACGGTTTGATTTCATACATCATGGCTTCATTGCCTGAAAAAATCAAAAACAAGGAAGATTATCAATTGTTATATGGAGACGGAAATACTCCTAATATTACTGGTATTACTACCATTGCTGCTGTTGCCGTTGATTATTTGGCTGATGATAAAGTTCAACGTTGGGATGTTCTTGCTCAAGCAATTGC